GTTCTATTGCACTCAATCTGCCTAGCATATTGGACGATACTATACCAACTGCGTGTACTAACGGTAAGGTTATTCGGTACAACCCAGAGTTCACCGATGGTCTGACCGATGGTAACATTGTGTTTCTTGTAGCACATGAGTGCTTTCATCCTATGCTAGGACACATATGGCGATTGGCTGGACGTGATCCTAGGAAGTGGAACATAGCTGGTGACATCATCATCAATCAGATGCTCAAGGACGAGGGGATAGGTGACTTCATCGAAGGTGGTTGCCTAGACAAAGACCTATTCGACAGGGGTAACGGTACTACAGACGGTGTGTACAACCTGTTGCCAGATGGTACTGGCGATGATCCTGATGGGCCTGACGGTGACAAGGGTATCGGTCAAGACATAGCTCCACCAGAGGGAGGTGAGGCAGAGCGTAACCAAGATGAGGCCGAGTGGCGTATCAAGGTAGCTCAAGCCTCTCAAGCCGCTAAGATGGCAGGTAAACTATCCGCTGGCTTAGAACGTCTAGTAAGCGAAGTGCTACAGCCCAAGGTACGTTGGGAAGACGTTATGAATAAGTTTGTTGTCAAGGCTAAGACAGACTTACGTACCTTTGCCAGAGCTAATCGTAGGTTCCTCAGTCAAGGGTTATACTTACCTTCGTTTACTGGCGAGATACTAGGTGAGTGTGTGTTCTTTATAGACTGCTCTGGTTCTATAGATGACAAGGAGATCGCACAGTTTGCGGCTGAGGTTCGTAAGGTTCACACTGATCTGAACCCTAGTAAGCTACACGTTGTGTACTTTGACAGTGAGGTATCTCATCACGATACGTTCTTACCTGATGACGAGGTGAGTGTCCAAGCACATGGCGGCGGCGGTACAGCGTTCAGCCCACTATGGAAGTTCATAGAGGACAACGACATACAACCTGTTGTCAGTGTAGTGTTGACCGATCTGTGTTGTTACGATTGGGGAGACAGACCTGAGTACCCCGTACTATGGGTATCGACGTGCAATGAAGAAGCACCGTTCGGTGAAGTGGTGATGATGTAATGGAAGTAACACTCACGCTAGACCACATACTAATACTAGTGGCACTCTGCATTGGCAATGCCGCTTTTATCTACCTAACCCACCGAGATACCAAGTTGGTACATGAACAAGTAGCTTTTTTAGAAGGGATATTATTAGACATAGCTAAAGGCGAGACAGAGGCAAAGGTTAACACAAACGGCGAACTACTTGTTCGCAAAACAAAGTCTTAGGAGGACACAATGGCTACAGTAAGATTTAGTGACGAACTAGTGAGCAACATTAAAGCATCAGCTAGGAAGCTACACGAACCAGCTATAGAGAGAGCTGAACAAAGCGCACCAACAGATTGGGGGCAGAGAATATACGATGGTATGTTTGATGACAAGACACAGACTATCATGCAGTCGTTACCTGCTAACTACTTTAGCAACCAAGATAGACTTACCTTAGATGGTTTCTTAGATGCGTCAGGGGACAGACATAATATCGACTTTCGGGCTACGGCTGACCACCCAATGGCTTCTGAGTTCTATGCCCGTAACACTACTGTACAGCTAAGTAGTATATCACACCTACCGTTCCCTTATAGTATAGACTTTGCACAGTCAGGAGCTAAGCTATCGTATAGTGGCTTACGTATAGCGGCAAATGATCCTAGGTTCGAGGGTATACAACAGGAGTTTATAGAGTACTGCTATCGAATACATGATGCTAAAGCGAAGCGCGTGGAGTTTGTAAAAGGTGTCGAGGATATTATTAAGAACTTCTCTACACTAGCACCAGCACTCAAGGCTTGGCCCCCACTGTGGGACTTGATCCCTAGGGACAAGCAAGAGAAACACAAAGAGATTGTGGAACGTAAGTCTAACAAGCCAGTGGCTCTTGATATGGACACAAGCAGTCTAACTGCCGCTGTCACTATGGCAAAGTTGGTCAAATAATATGAGTGTATTCCACGATTATAACTCAGCAAGCGCACACTTCAAGGGTGTGCGTACCCCTTCTAAAGGCAAGCCAGTGCGGTCTTTCGGTAGGTTGTTCTTTAATAACTACGATAAGAGCTATGACCTTTACGTTCATGGTAGGAAGCTATTATGTTTATCTCCTGACAACACGTTGACGTTTACCCTAAATGAAACTGACCGCAAGTATATAGGTAACACGTTATCAATGGCGCTTGATGATTGCATACCTTTTGTATGGGAGCGTAAGGCTGTTAACAGGTATCTAATATTCCACCTGACTGAGCCAAGGCATCAACAAAGCTGGGATATTTACAGGGATAGGCGTAAGGATGCACAAGAATACTTTGAGGGCATACAGTTTAATATGCTGACAGGTGAGTGCCTTAACCCACGACCACCCTTTCATCAGGCAATAGTACCAGAAATACGAAAGGCATGGCTAACCGCATTACGTAAGTGGAAGCGTGGTTTGAAAGTAAGGGTTAAGGTAGGTGGGTTCGATGACCTGATTAGGAAAAGCCTTGCCGCTCAAGCAAACCTAGCAAGATACCGAACCCCTGTCTTTGACGGTAAAGAAGAACTTGACATACTTTACAGGTGCATTAAGAATAACGAACACCCTACGGATATGATGCGCATGATAGTTGATGCCACCATATACAGTCTGGGGTACTATAGAGGAGACTCTGTTACAAAAGATGATGTATTAAAGTATGTAGAAACCATGCTCACAGCTAGAAGCATGGACTTACGTAAGAGGTTTGGTGTCTTTGGAGAGGAACACATTAATGGATGATACTAGCAGGTATACGGCAAGGGAAGTAAAAGAAATGTTAGAGCGTAAGGATGCACAGTTACTTGTCCTTAAAAGTAAGAACTCTAAGCAGAACGGTGAGCTTGCCAGACTTTCTTTAAAATTAGAAAGAGTAACTAAAGATAAGCAAGGTCTATTGGCCGACATCAAATGGATGAGAGGAGCTAAGAATGAAAGTTGATTGCCCAGAGTGTGCAGGCAAAGGTAAGGCCGAGTACGAACGCTTTGTAGTTGTCGGCCCTACGGGTGGATACTACGAGGACTTCTGGAACGAGTGTGAAAACTGTAACGGGTCTGGCTCCATAGAGGTTGATGAAGAAGACCTAGAGGAGGACGCTGATGGGTAACGAAGAGTTAAGCCTATCGGCACAACAACAACTGTCTTACTTCAGACAACAAGTTGACAGGCTACAAGAGGAGCAGAACAAGCGTGACGCTTCGCCGAATGTAGGGAACGAACTATTCATAGCAAGGGAGGAACTTAAAACTTACGTCAGAGAACTGCGGGAAGCAGGGCATAATATTTAGGAGAGTAACATGACTAAGAAACAAGAAAAAATATGGTCATATAAAGTTGACCACCCAACGGCTTCTGTAAGTGAAGTAGCTAAGGCTACCAAATCGTCTTACGGGTACGTGTATAAGCTATTCCAAAGTATCAGCACACCGAAAGAAGTGTTTGAAGCAGAGGCTAAGGCACGTAGTGTACCACCGTTAGTAATCACAACACGTAGCACTGTGCTAGACTTAGCTAGGAAGTACGTGACCAAGGATCGTGCGGCTGACCATGGCAACATGGAGGATAACTTTGCTATGATCGCAGGACTATGGTCTGTGTACTTAGGTAAGGAGATCAAACCACATGATGTTGGTGCAATGATGACGTTGTTGAAGACGGCGCGTATCAAGTCTAACCCTGCACATTTAGACAACTGGGTTGATGGTGCTGGGTACATGGCTTGCGGCGGTGAGCTTGCAACCGACAAGTAAATCAAAAATAGAACTGGGTGTTTACTATGCCCAGTTCGACAGCATGAGAGTAACGCTGGTAGCACCACCTTGGGGGGACGATGACAATGGACATAGTGACTTTAGACTTCGAGACGTATTACGACAGGGAATACAGCCTGTCGAGGATGACAACAGAAGCATACGTCCGCGACCCAAGGTTTGAAGTTATAGGTGTAGGTGTTAAGGTTAACGATCACGCTACTGATTGGTACACTGGTGAAGATACTGGTAGGTTCTTACACTCTACAGATTATAGTAACAAAGCTATACTGTGCCACAATACTGCGTTCGACGGGGCCATATTGGGTTGGCGTTTCAAGATCAAACCTAAGCTGTGGTTAGATACCCTATCTATGGCTAGACCTAAGCATCAGATGACAGTGGGCGGCTCACTGAAGAAACTTACTGACCACTACGAGTTAGGTCAGAAGGGGGACGAGGTGCAGAACAACCTCGGTAGACGCCGCAAAGATTTCACAGACGAAGAGATGGGCCGCTATGCAGACTACTGCATACAGGACGTTGAGCTTACGTATAAGCTATTCAAGAAACTAGTTAAGGGTTTCCCCAAGGCTGAGCTAATGGTGATAGACCAGACGCTACGTATGTACACAGAGCCTACGATTGAATTAGACTACAACGTGTTGGTGGAACACCTACAACTTATTCAGGAGCGCAAGGCCGCACTGCTAGACAAGCTCGGCGGTGAAGAGAAAGCTAAGGACATACTGATGTCTAACCCCAAGTTCGCTGGTCTATTGACTGCACTGGGTGTGAAGCCACCAACTAAGATTAGTGTTAGGACAGGCAAGGAAGCCTTTGCATTTGCTAAGACAGACCAAGGTTTGAAAGCACTACTCAGCCACAGTAAGCCATCTGTACGTGCTGTTGTTGAGGCTAGGCTAGGTGTCAAGTCTACTATCGAAGAGACTAGAACCATATCGTTCATGGGTATAGCAGATCGTGGCCCACTACCTATCATGTTAAACTATTACGGAGCGCATACAGGTAGGTTTAGTGGGGGTGACAAGGTTAACCTACAGAACCTACCGCGAAACGGTAAGCTCCGGGCAGCTCTGACTGCACCCAAAGGACAACTCGTTGTGGCATGTGACTCTTCACAGATCGAGGCTAGGATGGTTGCGTACCTAGCAGACCAGAAAGACCTACTACAATCGTTCAGAGATGCTAATGATGTGTACTCTGAGTTCGCTACCGATGTGTACGGTAAGCCTGTTAGTAAGGCAGACAAGTTGGAGCGACACGTAGGTAAGACAGCTATCCTTGGGCTGGGCTATGGTATGGGCGCACCTAAGTTCCAAGCATCACTGAAGTCAGGGTTCCCCTCAGTTACAGTAGATGAAAGCGAAGCCAGACGTGTTGTAGATTTATACCGCAACAAGAACCACAAGATTGTTTCGCTATGGAACAGGTGTAACCACGTAATAAAAGACTTAGTATCAGGTGGGTCAGGCCAAGTGTGTAGCATACTAGACTATGATGCAGAAGGTATCAGGATGCCCAATGGTTTATACATACGATACCCTGCATTACGTAGAGGTGCAGATGGGTATGAATATATTAACGATGCTAGATCGTACAAGAACAGACACATGGAAGGTACTAACTGGACTAAGATATACGGCGGCAAGGTAGTGGAGAACATCACACAAGCTGTTGCTCGTATCGTTGTGGCTGAGCAGATGGTAGCCATAGGTCAGCGATACCATGTGGCACTACAGGTTCACGATGAAGTAGTATGTATAGTTGATGAAGATAAAGCTGAGGAAGCTAGAGACTTTATGGTAGAGGTTATGTCTACGCCACCTTCATGGGCATCAGACTTACCCGTGGCTTGCGAAGCGGACATAGGTGCTAACTACGGAGAAGCTAAGTGACAACATTATCCCACTCGTTTTCGGCACTCAAGATGTATGAGAATTGTCCGAAGAGATACTACCATCAGCGTATACTCAAGGAAGTCAAAGACCAAGGTGGCGAAGCTACTATATGGGGTGAGCGTGTACACAAGTTCCTCGAAGACCGGTTAGCTAAGGCGACAGAGTTACCACAAGAGGTTGCTCGTTATGACCCACTGTGTCAGTCCATTATAAAGTTGGCTATGGGTGGTGAGCTATTAGTAGAGCAACAGCTTACGCTCAATGAGAAGCTAGAGATCACAAGCTGGTACGCTAAGGACGCATGGATGCGGTCTATTGTGGACGTGTTAGTTGTTCAAGGGGACGAGGCTGTGATGTTTGATTGGAAGACAGGCAAGCGCAGACCTGATTTCTCACAGCTAGAATTGTTCGCACTACAGGTGTTCAAGCACTACCCAGAGGTGAAGCGTGTGCGTACTGCCTTCGTGTGGCTCAAGGATTTATCTATGGACAACGAGGTGTACACTAGAGAGGATGAACCAGAGCTTTGGTCACGCCTTATGACCAAGGTAGTACGTATAGAAAAGTCTTTAGAAACAAATAGATGGCCAGCTAAACCGAGTGGGCTATGCAACTGGTGTCCGTGTAAAAACTTTTGCGAATACGTATAATTAAACTTGACATACTTTACAGATAGGATTAACTATGGCTACTACACCAGAAGGGCGCATAAAGAAATCGCTTGACAAGATGTTTAAGGAAGAAGGCACTTGGTACTACAGTCCGCAAGCTGGCCCATTCGGGGCCGCAGGGATACCAGATAGGATTGCAGTAGTTAAGGGTTTAATCATTGGCGTTGAGTGTAAGGCAGATGGGACAAAGAAACCTACTGCACTACAGACACGGGCGATGGAGCAGATCGAAAAGGCAGGGGGTAAGTGTTTTCTTGCCTATGATAGTGACACAATAGAGACGGTGAGGGAGTTCATTCGTGCTTGTAATAGAGAAATCAAAGGCGTTAGCCTTAAAACTTAACAACCCAGAACGGGTGTTGGCTACGATACCAACGGCTAAGCTGTGGCATAAGGGCGGTACAGACTACGTTGTAGCACCCCATAGGGTCAAAGAAGTGGGTAAGCTACGAGAGCTTGGCATCAAAGCCCCTTCACCTATACTACACTACTACGATTGGGTAGGGCAGTTCACGCCGTATGACCACCAACGTATGACTTCTGCGTTTCTTACCATGAACACAAGG